AAGCAGTATGACTGCGCCGTGTTTTATATGTCACAACTATCTGCAGAAGCAGAGGGCAAGACAACGCCAAACCAAAGTATGCTTGAAGGTTCTAAGACTGGTAAGGCTGCAGAGGCTGACTTGATGGTTCTGATTGGTATGGCTGCTCATGTTGAAGGGCAACAGCAACAAGATAATCAGAGGCATTGGAACATTGCCAAGAATAAGTTGACAGGCTGGCACGGTAAAGTAGTATGTAATATTGAACCGTTAACTGGGAGATATGTAGTATAATGAAACTTACCCTTGATGTCGAAAACACAGTGACTGAGAGGGGTGGTAAACTCCACCTTGATCCGTTTGAGAAAGATAACTCTTTGGTCATGGTTGGGTTACTCACTGACACTGGCAAGTGTGAGGTTGTGACACTTGACCACAGTGAGGTAGAGCCTACCCCAATGGCTAGTAGTATTATCCAGAAATATCTGGACGATGCTACTGTTCTTATCATGCACAATGCAGCGCACGATTTGCTTTGGCTTTGGGAGTCTGGCTTTAAATATGATGGTCCTGTCTTTGATACAATGCTTGGCGAGTATGTTCTACAGCGTGGTGTAAAAGAGCCACTATCATTAGAAGCATGTGCAGAAAGATATGACCTCGATACTAAGAAGCAAGATACTCTGAAAGAATATTTCAAGAAGGGATACAGTGTAAGAGATATACCACACGCTGAACTCACAGAGTATCTCATTGCTGACCTAAAAGCAACGCAGCAGCTATCAGATAAAATTATGTATCGCCTTATGTCTAGGGATTCAGCTAGTCTGATGCCGACAGTAGACCTTACGAATCAGGTAGCTGTCTGCCTTGCTAAAATTTATCGGCGTGGTTTCATGGTTGATTTGTCTGTATTGGATAATGTTCGTAAAGAGTTTGAGGAAGAGCAACAAAAACTCAAGAATGATTTGCAGGAGCATGTCCAAAAAATTATGGGCGATACACCTATCAACTTGAATAGCCCAGAGCAACTGTCTTGGGTTATCTATTCTAGGAAACCAATAGACAAAAATGTGTGGGCAAATGCTACTCATCCTTACATGAGGGAACGAGAGTTTAGGGACTTGGTATTTAAGAATACAAAAGTCGTATTCAAAACCGTGGCAGAACAATGTAAAGATTGTGGTGGCACTGGATATGTAAGAAAGACAAAGAAGGATGGAACACCTTTTGCTCGCCCAAACAAATGCGTTGCCTGTGCAACATCTGGCTTTATCTATCGCCCAACGAATGAGGTAGCTGGTTTAAAGTTTAACGCACCTAGCGCAAAGTGGGCTAGTGCTAATGGCTTCTCTACAAGCAAGGATAATCTGCAAGTCCTTCGTAAGATTGCAGTGCAAAATAATATGAAAGATGCAGAAGATTTCTTGACAAAGGTAACTCGCTTGAGTGCCATTGATACATATCTATCTTCCTTTGTGGATGGCATATCTACCCATACAAAGTATGATGGCAAACTGCACGTTCGTTTATTGCAACACAGAACTGCCACAGGTCGTTTCTCTGGTGCTGACCCCAATATGCAGAACATGCCAAGAGGTGGAACTTTTCCTGTAAAGAAAGTGTTTGTATCTCGTTGGGAAAATGGTAAGGTAATGGAAGCCGACTTTGCACAGCTAGAGTTTCGCGCTGCTGCTTTTCTTTCACAAGATGGAGTTGCTATTGAGGAAGTATCTACTGGATTTGATGTTCATGCATACACCAGTCAAGTTATTACTGATGCTGGTCAACCTACGAGTCGCCAGGAAGCTAAAGCGCATACGTTCGCGCCGCTTTATGGGGCAACAGGCTATGGACGAACAACTGCTGAAGCCGAATACTATACACACTTCACAGAAAAATACAGAGGGGTAGCCAGTTGGCACAACAAGTTGGCAACAGAGGCATTGGAGACAGGCAAGATAACCACACCTTCTGGTAGGGAGTTTGCCTTTCCCGATGTTTATCGTAAGGACAATGGCAGGGTATCTCATTTCACACAGATAAAGAACTATCCAGTGCAGTCATTTGCTACAGCAGACATTGTGCCGATAGCCCTGCTTCATATTGATACCTTGCTTGAAGGCTGTCAGTCTTGTATTGTTAATACAGTGCATGACAGTATTGTGATTGATGTTCATCCAGACGAGGAGAAACAAGTGATTGATATTATAAACAAAACAAACAGTGCCTTACCAGATTTAATTAAACAAAGGTGGCAAATAGACTTTAATGTGCCACTACTTTTAGAGGCAAAAATTGGTCCGAATTGGCTTGACACCAAGGATGTTATGTGATATAACTGCGCATCTAACTTACAATGAAAGGAGTAAATATGTCCGAATTAGCAGTGATTGATCAGAATAATTATGCAGCCATGGCTCAGATGATGGGAATGGCACATGATACTGGGTCTGATAAGAAGTCAACCCTTGCGAGGTTGCGAGTAAATAAGAAGCCCATCATGGGTGAAACAGAAGTTAATGGTAAGACAGCGAAAGTAGAAGTGGTGTCTGCTGGTTCATATGTGCTGGTTGATAGCGAAGGAAAGAAATTGTATTCGGATACAGTTACTCTCCGTCCATTTGTCCAACGCTTTATGTATCAAAAGTATGACAGCCAAAAGAATAACTATGTGAAGACTGTTCTTGCCGACAATCTAAAGATTGACCTCAAGGATACTACAGGTGGTTTTAACTGTGGCAAACCAAGTGGTTACTTTGAAGATTGGAACGCATTGGATGAAGGCACAAAAGAAATTATTCGTCAGGTGCGAAGAGTTCGTGTAGTGTTTGGAACAGTATCCATGGAAGGCGTTACTGAAGATGGTGATGCAGGGAATGTAGAAAACATCCCATGTATTTGGGAAGTAGATAGCAAGGAAGGATTCAAAAATATTGGTAGTATCTTTTCTAAGCTAGGTTCTATGAAGCGTCTTCCTATTCAGCATACTGTGTTGGTATCTACTGAGCAGCGTGACCTTCCAACTGGTGGCTCTTACTTTGTGCCGTCAGCTAAACTTGAGTTGGAAAACCATGTTGAAATAACCGATGTAGACCAAGCAGTGTTCGCAGAGTTCATGGCTTATGTTGAGGGCTTCAATCAATGGGTTCTTAAAGAATGGCAAGACCATACAAAACCAGGTGATGCTGCAGAGGATGTTTCTATTGTTGATGGTTTCGTTAACGTGAATGTGGAAGAGGATGACTAATATGAATCATCCAGCTGAATTGGCGTTGCACAAATACATGGGTGATGCTGCGAATGGCAACTCTACTATGTCTGAAGAGACTGCCAAACAAATTGCAGATGATGTCTATGCTGCTGTGCTGCGCCAGTTTGGCGAGTCAGGTCCACGTAATTTTAAATTGCGTATGTCAAATATTGGTAGGCCAACCTGCCAGTTGTGGTTTGACAAGAACAAACCTGAGACAGCCCTGCCTCGCCCAACAACATTCGTAATGAACATGATGATTGGTGACATTGTAGAAGCAGTCTTTAAAGGTTTGTTAAAGGAAGCGGGGGTTGAATATGTTGATTCAGAAAGTGTATCTCTGGATATTGCAGACACCACAATTAATGGAACCTATGATTTGGCTATTGATGGTGCTGTCGATGATGTTAAGTCAGCATCCGATTGGTCTTATCGTAACAAGTTTGAATCATTTGATTCACTATCTAGTGGTGATGCCTTTGGTTATGTTGGTCAGTTGGCTGGCTATGCCCGTGCAACTAATCTTAAACCAGGTGGTTGGTGGGTAGTCAACAAGGCTAACGGTAGCTTCAAGTATGTGCCAGCAGATGGTATTGACTTAGACCAAGAGATGTTCAAAATTATGAAGACAGTTAAGACTGTTGACAATAATAAGTTTGAGCGTTGCTTTGAGGCAGAAGATGAAACATTCAGAGGTAAACCTACAGGCAACAAAGTTCTTGGTAAGCAATGTTCTTTCTGTGATTATCGTCACGCTTGCTGGCCAACATTAAAGGAACTTCCTGCTGTAAAGTCACAGGCAAAGGAACCTAAGATTGTAAACTATGTTAAACTTAGTGAAGAATACGAGAGTGGAACTAACTAGTGTTTAACCAAAAACAATTTAGAGCAGCACGAAAATATGGATATAGGAGTGGGTTAGAACATACAGTATCTGAAAGGCTTAAAGAACAAAAGGTTAAGTTTCTTTACGAAGCTATTAAGATTGAGTGGGAAGACCTAGCATACAGAACTTATACTCCTGACTTCGTGCTGCCTAATGGAATCATTATTGAAACAAAAGGAATGTTTACGGCTGCAGATAGGCGCAAACATCTAGCGATTAAAAGACAACATCCAGAACTTGATATTCGCTTTGTGTTTGAAAATAGTAGGCGTAAACTTCGTAAGGGAGCAAAGTCATCTTATGCAGAGTGGTGTATTAAGTATGGGTTTAGATACTATGACAGGATTATTCCAGAGGATTGGTTGGGAGAAAAAGGGAAAAACAAACACCCTAAATTTATAGCCTATCCTGGGGAAAAGAAAGGAGCAAAAGTTGGCAGATCAAAATAACCACATACAACATGAGGATTTTATAATCAGAGTAAGGCCAACTTTTACTGGTCGTGGTAGCTGGACAGGGGATGCAGAGGTATCTATAATAACATCTAAAGATAGCAAACTAGACGAAGAAGTTTTTGCTGGTATGGAAATGTTTGTAATGATGCTTCTGTCTTCTCTTCCTGTAATGGAAGAAGATGAATATGTGAGGGAGAAAATCTATAGTTATGTTAATGAACATCACGAAAACTACTTTACGCCTCATGAACCTAGCGAGGATACAGAAGTTCTCATAGAGAGTAGTGACACAGATAATGTCATACGTCTTTCATTTTCTACAAAAACTAGTGGTGAGGCATAACATGACAGATTACAACAGAATAATTCGTGAGATAGAAGAGAAACAAAAACAAGCAGGGCAGCAGTCGGATATGGTCAACAGTCCCCCTCACTATAATCAAGCAGGTATTGAGTGCATAGATGCTATCGGTGCTGCCACAGAGGAAGGCTTTGAGTATTATCTACAAGGCAATATCATCAAATACCTTTGGCGTTATCGCTACAAGAATGGCGCAGAAGATTTGGAAAAGGCAAAATGGTATCTAGAAAAACTAATAGAGGTCAAAAATGAGAGTTAAAGTTTTTATTACACTCAAGCTAGACCCAGAAGAGTATGTAATGCCAGCAGACGAAAATCCCTCTGAAGAATTAGAGGAGCAAATAGTAGACCTGATGCATGAGATTGAGGGTGTGGAAATCAAAAACATAAAGATATTAACGGAGTGAGACTATGAATAACTACCTACCAACCGACTATCAAAACTTTATAGCACTGTCTCGTTACGCGAGATGGAAAGATGATGAACAGCGCAGGGAGACGTGGAATGAAACTGTCGCACGATACTTTGATTATATGGCTGGGCATCTGTCTCGCAAGCATGGCTATCAGCTTTCTGATTCACTGAGAGGTGAGTTGGAAGAAGCAGTTCTTACGCAGCAAGTCATGCCAAGTATGAGAGCCTTGATGACTGCTGGCCCTGCCCTTGACCGATGCCATGTAGGTGGTTACAACTGTTCTTATGTTCCAGTTGATAGCCCACGTGCGTTTGATGAGACAATGTATATTCTTATGTGTGGCACAGGTGTAGGATTCAGTGTTGAGCGACACCATGTTGAGAAGCTGCCTATTGTCAATGAAGAGTTTCATGATACGGATACTGTAATCAAAGTAGGTGACAGTCGTCCTGGCTGGGCAAAGTCTCTGAAGGAACTTATCGCTATGCTTTATACTGGACAAGTTCCTAAGTGGGATGTTAGTGAAGTGCGTCCTGCAGGTGCAAGGCTCAAGACATTTGGTGGTCGTGCCTCTGGTCCACAGCCTCTTGTTGAACTGTTTAACTTTTGCATTGAGAAGTTCAAAGGTGCTGCAGGTCGTAGGCTGTATCCGATTGAGTGTCACGACATCATGTGTAAGATTGGTGAGGTTGTTGTAGTAGGCGGTGTTCGCCGTAGCGCACTCATCAGCCTGTCTAACTTGAACGATGACCAGATGCGTCACGCAAAGGCAGGTATGTGGTGGGAGAATGAGGGGCAACGTGCGCTTGCAAACAACAGCGTTGCCTACAAAGAGAAGCCACAGATGGGAACATTTATGCGTGAATGGTTGTCATTGTATGAGAGCAAGTCAGGTGAGCGTGGTATATTCAATCGCCAGTCAGCAAAAATGCAAGCATCCAAGAATGGTCGGCGTGATATTGAGCATGACTTTGGATGCAATCCATGTAGTGAGATTATCCTGCGTCCCTATCAGTTCTGTAATCTGTCAGAGGTAGTAGCACGTGAGAATGACACTTTTGAGACACTAAAAGAGAAGGTTCGCCTTGCTACAATTCTTGGCACATTTCAAGCTACGCTTACTGACTTCAAATATCTTCGTAAGATATGGAAGACAAACACAGAAGAAGAGCGTTTGCTAGGTGTATCATTGACAGGTATCATGGATTGTGCAGCACTGTCACAGTTTAACAATCGGGGTAAAAACACACTCGCAGGAACATTGGAAATGCTTCGTGATGTTGCTATCACATCTAATGCTGCTATGGCAAAACAACTTGGTATTCCGCAGTCTGCTGCTGTAACATGCGTCAAACCATCAGGCACTGTGTCACAGCTTGTGGATGCAGCTAGTGGTATTCATGCTCGTCATAATCCATACTACATTCGGACAGTGCGTGGTGATAACAAAGACCCACTGACACAGTTTCTTACAGCACAGGGTATTCCTGCAGAGCCTGATGTCATGAAGCCTGACAGCACAACAGTGTTTAGTTTCCCAATGAAGTCACCAAAGGGTGCAGTAACACGCACTGCAATGACAGCTATTGAGCAGCTAGAGTTATGGCTTACTTATCAGCGTCACTGGTGTGAACACAAACCATCTGTAACAATCTCTGTGAAAGAAGGTGAGTGGATGGATGTAGGTGCATGGGTCTATGAACACTTTGATGAGGTGTCCGGTATTAGCTTCCTGCCATTCAGTGAGCATACGTATCAGCAAGCACCTTATCAGGACATTGATGCAGAAACTTATAAAAAGTTCTTGACAAAGATGCCAAAAAGTGTAGACTGGTCATTGTTGCAGGAGTTTGAGAAAGAGGATACGACATCAGGTGGACGGGAACTTGCTTGCACAGCAGGTGTCTGTGAAGTAGTAGACTTAACGGCCGCTTAAAACAGAAAGGATTATGATAATGTTAAATGGTAAATGGACAAAGGAAAACTTTGAAGTTCATCACAGACAGAATCCAGAAATATATGATATGTTCTGTAAGTTTGCCAAGCAGATGGCAGCAGTGAAAAAATACTACTCTGCCAAAGCTATCTTTCATAGAATGAGATGGGAAACCGCTATTAACGAAAACGATTCTGAATTTAAAATAAGTGATGGTTGGATTTCACATTACGCAAGAAAGTTTTTGGAGGAGCATCCTGAACATAAGAACTTTTTCAGAACTAGAACACCGAAAGAGAGTTATCTATCTTGATAGAGTGTAGTGGATTAGACCTGTTATGGTGGCAGTGGTGGATACTTACTGCCATCACTATTAACACTACAGTCAATTTAATTGTTTTCTTTAGAGGACGCAAATTTAAACCAAATCCCTGACGGGGGATACGCATAGTGACTGAACAACCCCTTGTGACGGGGGTAAGGTATACACGGGGAGTGGTTCTCCTGCTCAACCAGCAAACGTGTAGTTCGGGCGAAGTATTAGACAGTTACTAGCCTGATGTGGGTATTAGTCAAATCCCACCTATGCACTTTACGAAAGGAGTTAGACATGAGATACATGGTTGACTTACCTGATGGTTGGAAGTATGGTTTCCCAAAGGAGTTGCCCAAAGATGCAGTTATGTATTATGGTGGCAACGACTACGGTGTGAAGAAAGAATTTAGCATTACGGGATGGGCTATCTCTGAAGGATACCCAAAGGAAAAGATTGACAGTTTGGGTGAACATTTTTACTATAGGCAATGGATAGAAAATGAAGATTGAAATACTGGATTATGTAGAAGATGATGATGGTGGCGCGACTGTCACTTTTGACTTGGACGATGCAGCAAAACGTGTTATGATTGCTGAAGGTTTAATAGCTGTGCTGCATAGGTCACTGCAGTATTTGGAAGACATGCATGAGTATGAAGAAACAACAGAGGAGAAAAAGGATGAAGATTAAATTTGACACAAACACAAAAGATGTTGGAGCAGCCACTGCTGCGTTTAGTTCTTTGTATATGTATTGCAAAGATTTAACTATGCACAAATCATCTTGGGGTGATGAGTATATAAACATAGAAGGGGAGATTGATTCAAGCAATACAAACATACTGGAAAGCGCATTGCCTGATGGCACGTTCAACGAAGACACAGAAAAACTCTAAACCGATATGGAAACAGGGTGAGGGCTGGGTGCAGTATAAACCATCTCGCTCTCATCCGTTTTATGAAGAATGGGAAAAGCTGTTAGAAAAGGAGAAGGAAGATAATGAGACAGATACTAATTAACGCTCAACGATCACATCTAGCTGGGCATATTAATAAGCACCTAGCAAATATAGAAGTTCTTCTCACAAATCCTGTAGGCATTGGTGAACATCAGGATATACAAGAAGCTATTGAATCGGAACTTTCTCACGTAGCTGATTATCACGATAAGCTAGAGATGCTGAATAAATTCTTTGTTGCAGAAACGGTAGAAGAAGATGCAAGCAACAGTGCTGAGTAAGGTTACCTGTAACTCCTGTGGTGTAGAACTTGATGACACTAATTGGTCATTGAGTTGGCAGCAGGTTGACAGACACCAGTGTAAAGGATGCTCTAAAAAATACAACGATTCATCTAACGTAAATCGTATGTATATAAATGGTAAGTATATACCTCAAACACATCCTTTGTATAAGCCAGGCAGATACAAATCTTTGGATGATGCATGGTCACATAATAAAATTGAAAGCACAAAAGAGGGAGAAGTATATGCTATAGGAAACAGAGCGTGGCCTGATTGGGTAAAGATTGGTAAAGCAGTAGATGCGGATGACAGGCTAAATGGTTATCAAACATCTTCACCGTTCCGCGATTACTATATTATGCATAGGGTTACTGTAGATAATCGTCACGCTGCTGAACGTGAGATGCACAAGTTGGCACAAGAAGTTTCCGATGAGAGGAGTAGCGAGTGGTTTAAATTATCAAAGGATAAAGTAAAGGAACTGTTCGATGAGTTTGCAGGAAGAAGCTAAACAGTGGATGAAGGAGAAGCGTAAGAGTATGATTACAGCTAAACATTATCAAGACGGTGCTTGCAGCACAGCTATCTACCCCAAGCATCAGGCTATGGAGTATCTTTCTCTTGGCTTGGTAGGAGAAGCGGGGGAGATCGCAAACAAGGTCAAGAAGTTTATTCGTGATGGCGCATCACCAGAGGAGTTTGCGCAGAAGAAGATTGACCTTGCCTATGAGGTGGGGGATGTGCTTTGGTATTCCGCTGTATTACTGGATGAATTGGGAATGGACTTAGGCCATGTCATGGAAAACAACTTGCAGAAATTGGCTGACCGTAAAGCCCGTGGTAAGCTGGGCGGTTCTGGGGACAATCGTTAGTTATATATGGATTGTTGCTATTGTAGCCTATGTGCTATTCCTTGTCGGTGCTGGTTTAACAAACACACTATGTAATTGCTTATAAAAAAAGGGGGGTTTACCGCCCCCCTGATATATTATACTTTTCAGCCACAGCTAGTGCTGTTAGGTAGTCTTTAGTCTCTCCTAAATCCTTCCCTGTCTCCCGATTATAATACAGAGCAATCAAGTCCCTCTTACCAGATGGGATATTAAAATAATTAGCCCTAGCTACACGTCTCTGGTCTTCGGGATCATTATATCTTTCCGTATCCAATACTCTTGAGCGTGCCTCTCCCCTTAATTCATTGAGATGCTTACGCAATGCCGCCTTTTTTTCTACGGCAGTTTCAAACCCACGATACTCTGGGTCGTTTAGAATGTAGTCTTGGATACCTGTCTCCACAAATTTACCCATAATAGCACGGGCTTCTTCTGTTAGGTCGATGTCTCCTTTAATTTTTCTTGGAGTAATCTGTGTCCACTCTAGCCCCAGTCTGTCAAACTCACGCTCTGCCATATTTCTTTGTTCTTGCTGTGTTAGACCAGTAAGCTGACGCATGAACGGATTCATAATACGCAGACCAGTAGTCCGTGTTGGACTTTCCATGCGCTGACGCTTTGGCCCTACACCCGAATACCCAAGGAAGCTAGACTCCTCATCTACTGCTTGTGGGAAAGAACGAGTTGCTTGCTTAAACACATAAGGCCAGAACTCTACATCAGTGTTGTCTGCTACTATTCTAAAGTCTGGATCAAGTGTTGCCACTACATCTTTCAAGACACCAGCACCCACAGTAAATGTGTTCATGTAGTTACCCAAGAACTTGGCACCCATTTCTTCTAGAGCAATGTCTAATTCGCCATCGTCTACGCCCTTTTGCCATGTATCAAATAGTCCATCTACAATACCCAAACCTGTGGGTCGGAACTGACCACCACCTAATGACTTTACAAAGTCACGAATCTTTGCAGGTCGGTCAATCTTATCTGAGTTAAAGTAGCGATAGATAGCATCAGCAGCAAATGCGTGTGCGGAGAACGGGCCAAGAGATGCTTGTGCATCTACAATACCTGTTCCGAATGGGTTCTTATATTCAAATGGGCCTGTTGTTTCGTCACCGTGATTAGCACGAAGTGCATATAAAGAAGACAGCATTGCTGCCCCACCAATCTGCTTACCAATTCGATCCCCAAAGTCGGACTTATTCAAGATTCCAAAAGCATCAATCATGCCAAGAACAGGTGTATGTTCATAGAAGAATCTAAACTGATTCACAAGATAACGAGGGAACGGAACAAAGGTTGAGCCAAGAGGTGTCTGTGCAGCCTTAATGAATGTGTCTGCCACATCATTGAACGCACCCTCTTTGCCTTTAAAGCGTCCAGTCTGATAGGTAAAGTCTAATGCTTTCTCCATTGCTTCACCAATAAGTTTCTCATCAATGTCTGTAAACCTACCACTTTTCAAGACACCATTCAAGCCACCTTCATAACCACCTGCACGAATTGCTTTGTCTAACTCACGTGACAGGATAGCACGTTTAAACATATTGTCAGACTTTGTGTTTAGCTTGTTTAGGAAACGAGCAGTGCGCATCAGGCGACTGCCAGACTTTATATGATCGGCAACATCGCCCATATCCATGAATAATTGCTGGGCTTGTTTTGATTTACCAAAGGCAGGATTACTCATAAGACGTGCCAAGGCAGTAGTCTCTTGAGTTGTGATTGTCATTAAGTCTTTAAACAGAAAAGCATCGCGGGCTGTTCTCATTTG